CGAGAGAGCCGACCAAAGACTTCTTCCACGCATCACTAATGCCTAAAGTTGTTCGAACGGCGCGCTGAGTAGCTGCCACTGTATTCTCGGTAGTCTGTTGTGCTTCTTTGGCCAAGCTAAGGGTCCTAGTGCGCGTGGCCGTCTCTTCTTGAAGGCCGGCATTGACTTGTCCCTGCAACTGAGCCAGTCGTTCCTCCTGTTGAACGCTGCGGCTTTGAAGGGATGAGAGTCTGTTATACTCCGTCACTGCTGCCTGTAGTTTTTGAACGCTTTGTTGCTCAGCTTGCACGGCATTGCGTTGCAACTGTAAATTCTTCTCAACTATTTTTCTTGTTTTATCGGCAAGACCGGACTCTTGCTGAAGAAGATCTATCTCTGTCCGAAGTGCATCTGCCCTTTGTTTGTAGAGCGATAAGTGGCGCTCCAGCAATGATGTAAGTTGTGCTGCGGCCGCTACTTGTTGTTCTGGGTTGTCTCCGTTTGCCATCTAATCTCACGTATCCTATTTGAAAGGCCATTTAATGCCAGTTTCTCGTTCAAAATTGGCGACGGCTGCTTCAAGCTCGTGACGGCTCTGAAAACTTCGAGGATCATTAAGTCCATATTTCAGAAACGTTTCCATGTATCCCTTTTCCCGGGCCAGGGTGTCTCCGAAAGACGCTATTTGTGAGGGGGTACCTCGCACTACTGTGCTCACCACATCAGTGTGCCCAAACATTTGGGTTAAAAGGGTTTCGATGGCCCCCCCAAACATGGTAAGAAAGCTTTCATTAAGCTTTCCCTCGCGGCCAATATTCAAATTAACTATATTTGGAACCAACTCTTCGCTGTTCATAATATGCAAACCTCGCACTTATACAGAATAATTAGTCTTAAAAACAATTAAAGCTTAGGTACTTTAACACCTTCCCCTAATTCGGTTTTGCCGAGAGTCGAGGAACCGGACTCGGCGTTCATAGCCTCTTGCTCCTCTTTTTTCTGACGAATCAATCGAGCGAGGAACCATTCTCTTAGCCTAATCGGAAGGTTATAGGCCTCGGAGAAGCTCCAACCTCCGTGATATTTTAAAACGAAAAACTGCTCGTACACGTTCTCCATGTACTCATTACTGAGGCCAAAAAAAGTCGACTGTAAAGGGAAAGTTAATATCGTCCTCGTAATCACACTGATTACAGACGAACTCCTTACGTAACTCGGTGTTTGGCATTACCTTTTGATAGGCTTCTCGTAAAAAGCGACTATCAACCAGTGTCATAGTCTCGGCAAACTTCTCTATGAGATCTGGTTCGGTGTATTCGTTAACCGACACTATCATCAACTTTAGTTGGTCGGTCACTGCACTTTCCGCCTGCTTCTTTTTCTTACGACGCTCGGCTTGTTTAAGAAGAAAGTTTTCTTCTTTCCCTGTTAGCATTCTAAACTCCACAGTAACTGGGTTATTGGGGAGTGTTACCACAAAATTGTTTTTCACATTAATTTGGATGTCTGCTTCTACAAGCTCTTCTTCGTTAAGAGAATAAGTAGTAGTTGCCTCATCTAGATTAAAATCGTGAGTACCTGCTTCACCGCAGGAGGGGCAGGTAATATTGGTGATATAATCGGCGCCGTAACCTGACTTCCTGGCTGCTATTAAAATAGCATTTCTGTCACCGCTTAAAAGAGCTTCAGGTTTGATGCGCTTATTCACTATTAAGTTAGCCATAAGGCGCTCAAAGGCCAGGCCCTTTTCTAGTAAGCTCTGGGAGGTTAAAATGTCCTCCTCCTTGGCCGTCATATATTTAATCTCAATGGTCTCTTGGCCATGGAGTGGGTGTTCGGTCGGATAGAACTCTCCACGACTAGGAAGCTCTACAAGCTCCGTAGGCACCACAAAAGAAAGTGGATCGCTGTTGGGATTCGTTTCTTGAGTTGCTGCGGTCGGAGTATCTAGATCGGGCTGTTGGGCCGAAAACCGATCTTCATTATTTCGGATTGACAAAAGTCACCTCTCTTTCACAGTAATTATATCACTAAATAAGTTTTTTTTAATTAAAAGTTGAGAACGTTAGGGAAGAACGTCCCCTAAAGTGTCGCCTGATACGGGCCTTGTCGACCGGGGCACCTGTGCCGGCGTAGTGGTGGCCGTTGGGGCCGGGGCTGGGTTGTGCTGGGCTCGTTGGGCCTGAGTTCCGCCGGGGGCCCACACGCCCACCAGTCCGCTGGTACCCCCGGGGCCGCTGCCGCCGCGGATACGATGACGCTCTTCCAGGCGTACACCCGGAGTATCCTGTAGCCTATTGTCGTCGTTGGCAGAGGGGCGTATAATCATATTATAATCATAACTATCGTATACTATTTCGATCGACACGCGGGCAAGCTCGGTGCTGGCATAATTATAGGTTCCAAAATCTACAGATGTAATATAGGGGTTTTTAAGAATCCATTGGCGGCCGCGAAATAATCTCGCGGGGCTCTGACCCCCCTCAGCAATAGCCTCCCGAAGCGCCGATGAACCAGCTGCGGCGGCCATAAACTCAATGATATGAAATTCATCCGCGACGGAAGTATTATGAAAAGGTATTAGTTTACCGGGAGTGAACTGCTTAGCTATGTCCGTTAGGTCATTAAAGCCACCTTCGGGTATTTCTTTAAGACCACCATACGCATATAAATAAGCCGTAAGACTAGATGCTAGATCGTGACTATAAGTATCAATAAGCTCTATCTTGACTGGGCTAAACTCATAGGTCGTTGCCTGGTTCGGACGCACGATTGGGTGAGAGGTAGCGCCACCAGGACTAATTTTATATACTTCGGTTTTAAATCCGGGCTTTGTGCATGATGCCGCAAGAAACTCAAAATATTTATTTTTGCCGTAGCGCCCCATGTTTAACATCTCGGGATCAATTGCGCCGGGGGTTGCCCCCAACGTCCTAGATATTAATGTTTGCGACTCATCACCGCTATAACCCTCACCGGCCGGGACATATATGGGAAAAGGTACCACAAAGCGAAAGCCTCGCTTTGGCTCTACCTTGGGATCGCTCCAGCCGCCCCAAAAAGGCATTGGCTATCGTCTATCCTGCGGAAACGCCGGGTCGAGTAGTATAACTAGCCCAATCGTAACGTAGTGTTAAACTGATGCTTTGTAACTCTTCTGAGCCGTAGTCCAAATCCCCAAAAGACGCAGACTTAACCCATGCATTATTAAGAGTGTACTGGCCAATCGTTCGGCCATCACCGTCCAGCTCTTTAATGAGGACAGGCCCGAGAGCATCAACGGCAGCGCCCTTACTAATGGTGCCCGCATCGTCGACGGCATTCCCCGAAGTCGACACATTATCGGGACTCACATAGCCAGAGTTTGCCAAAAGAATGTGCATTAAAGCATCAAAGTCGGGAGTCATTGAGTTAACCAGCGTGGCGCTAACATCACTCCAGCTAATCGCCGAAGGATAGTAGTAGGTTTGTCCTAGAAACTTATGCTCACTCTGGCCCACATCAAAAGATGGTTTGCTTACATTCCGCGCATATACCTGGGTAGTGGTTACCCTATCCGGCAACGTAAACTCAAACAAAAACCGATGTGAACGTTTCGGTTCTATATTAGCATTACTCCAAAAAGCCATTATTATTTTCTCCCGTACATTTTAAATAGTGGAGGATTATAAATCCCCCTTTTTTTATTAGTCATCGAACGAAGCTCCCGTTCGGGTAACTACAAAGTCTAGCGCAATGAACTCAATCGCGCGAGTGGGCTTCAAAAGTACCTTCGCGTACATAATGTTTCGATCAACAAGCTCAGGCGTAGTAGTGGTGGTGTCCAAGATGACACGGTACTCTGCCAAACCATAGCGATTCTTAACCGAACGCAGCAGCGGATTTACCTGTCCAAGGAAGCGATCCCACGTTACTTGAATGTTGGGATCAAATAGAATTCTCGTAGAGATTCTAGAAATCTGCTTCTTAAGGAAGATGAGAAGACGCCGCACGTTAATACGATCGAGCGCCGACGGGGTAGCTTGAAGGGTCTTCTGTCCAAAGACCACAATACCCTCAGCCGGGAAACTCGCGATTGGATTAATGTTACGCTCATATAGCTGGTCCCGCTGCTTACTCGTCAGTCGGTCAACAACGTTAGAGACGGGAAGTCCTGCGGCGCCTTGACTTAGGCCTCCGCGATTAAACCCAGCCGGGGCAAACCATAGCTCTGATACAGCCTGAGAACTAGCATATGTTCCAAGAGCCGCCACAGAGGGGGGTACCCATACGGTCTGGCCGGTCAACGTGTCGCGTATTTGAACCCAGGGATAGTAGCAAGCACCATAACTGTTATTAAGGGCCCGCGCTTTGACCTGAGCAACTGTAGCTGTAACGGTTCCTGCGCGTGCAGAGAAGGCGCTACTATTTTCAGCCATTGACTTAAATCCGCCTTCAAGATCAATAACCCCTAGGGCATCAGCCCGGGCTTCACATGCGTTTATCAGATGATTAGTCAGTCCGCGCACGGTCATACCAGGTGCCGTCATCAAGTTAATATCAACCTGATCCGGATCCGATACCACGTCAACGCCCTTCTTGGCGCTGTAAAGCATGGCATAATCATTGGCCGAGGGGTTCGCGGTGTTCTCTCCTCCGAGAGCACGCGTATTATTAAACGGATCGGCCTCTTCGATGTCAAAGCCATCAAAGCCGCCCGCCATTGGTACCACAAATCGATTATAATCTAGATTAAGCACCTCTTCATAAGAAGAGCTAACTGCTGTAATAGAAGTACTGGCGCGTCGTGCGCCGCCCAAAGTCTTTAGGGATGCCTCAATATATCCAAACCCAGAACCACTATGATAAGCGGCATCTTGAGCGCCATTTAACACCAAGTTATCCAACGAGAATCCTGGCCCACGCTCTTGGGGCTCCGTTGATATGGGCTCCAGACGTTGCAAAGAAGGAGGACGCATTCTAACCAGATCGATAATGGTATCATCGGGAACCAAAGA